AGTTTGGTGATGATACTTCATTAGATGTTGAATAGTTAGTTGTTGATTTACCTAAAGTTGCAGAACTTGTATACATCGCTAACTTGTATGTGTCAGAAGATGTATCAAAATCATGCTTACCTTGTAGTAATTCTTTTTTAAAAGAATCACAGATTGCATTTGTTGTTATTGCCATGATTGGCCTCCTTTAAATTATTGTTATGGAGAAGGAGATGGTACTACTATTCTAGGAACACCATCATCATACTCCGATCGTCTTCTTCTACCCATTTGTTGTAAGGCAAAATTCTGTACCTCTTCATTGTACTTGGTTTCATATAGATTGTACATATCCATAGGACCTTTTAAAAATCTAAAACATTCAGCTAACACACCATGAAGTAACATAGATTCTTGATATTTAGCTAGAAATGTTTGATTTGTAGATGTAAATTCAGGAGGGTCTTTTATATAATTTATCTGTACTGTATCAGCTGCAGCTGGAGTTGGTGCCACAATAATATTTGTATCATCCCAATTAGCAAAATATTTTGGAGTTCCTTGAGTACCTGATCCATTAAATTCAGATATAAAACTTGTATCCCTCTTTTCTAAAAAAGTTCTTACACCAGATGAACCAACATGTTCAACACTTCTTAAAATTAAGACGTCACTTGGCATACTGACTGCTCTATTACCAGCAGTAAAATTAGAATTAGCGTATTTTCTTAAATCATCATAATCTACTTTGCCAGCAACATCTAATTCAACGTTTCTTATGAATTCTTGTATTTGTGAATCGGATAAAACAGTGCTACCAACTTCTGTGTAGTTTCTTATTTGTGTTAAAAAATCTGAGTGTGTTATAGCCATTATGAAATACTTACCTCCACGGATCCAATATTTGATATTAATTCTCTTCTTCTATTTTGTAACGATGGATCTTCTGGAACCATGCTGTGGATAGTTGTTGTAATACCATTAGTAGTTACATTAAACTCTTGTGTTTTAAATGCAAAGTCTCCCGGTAGTGATAAGTTAGCAACACCAACATGAATACCACCTGAATCTGAAATAGTAGTGTCGTTTGAAAATTCTTGAGATGGTTGTTGAAATTTCATTACTCTAGGATTTTTCAAAGCTATTGCATCTGCCTTATGATATGGTGGATCTAATTGAGGATGTTTTGGTTCAAACTCAGATATATGAACTAAGGAACCATTCCATTCTTTGACCATTTCCTTATATGGAAATGCCATTCCTGATCTATCAGATATTGCTTTTGATCTTTTACCAGTTGCGTATGACATTACACTCCATCTCCAAAATAAGTTTGAGGAGAAATATAAACAGATGCTCTTTGG